CGGATTCGACAATGGACACCTCGCGTAGATCAACGTCTACGAGGGTGCGCTCGGTGCCCTTCCAGGCGTCCGAGCGAACGATGAAACCGAACGACATTTCGGACAGGACGCCCGAATCGACCAGCGCATAAACGTCCTTCGCCCGCTGCGTGTCGGGCAGCTCGACGTCGAACGCCAGCCCGCGTGTGTCACTCGCGAGCTTGAGGCGCTGGCTCTTGGTGTTGGCGAGCAGCTCGCGCCGGTCATGGCCGACCAGCAGCGAGATGTTCCCGGCGAGGCTCCGGTCAAATGCGCCACGGGCGACGCGCTCGGTGAACGGCTTGCCGCCGTTGACGCTGCGAACGACCAGCGGATGGCTCGGGGCGTCGTAGACCGCGGCGTAGCCGGCGATGCGGTTGCCCTGGCGCTCGAAGCTCGTCGTGCGGACCTCAAGCATTGTCGGTCTCCTCGTTGTCGGGCCCGGTGGCGGCCGACGCGCCGCCCGGCATGGTGACCGCTGGCGTGTCGAGCCCTTCGACGGGAGGCAGCCCGAGGTAATGCCTTGCGTCGTTGGGACTCATCACGCCCGCGAGCACGAGCTTCGAGAACGCCATCCCCTGGTCGCGCAGATTGCCCCGCGTGATGGGGGTGGTGTCGATTCTGACCGTCTCGCCGGGCCCGCAGAGCTTGCGCGTGAGCTCCGACTCCCACGCGCTCGCCCATGCGGCGATGGCCCCGTCGGCGTATGCGCGGGCCGTTTCAGCCTGGCTTGAAAGCGCGCCGCCGCCCTGCTGGAACAGCATTTCGGGCGGGACGCCAAAGGCGCGGGCGATTTCCTGCACCGAGAACCGCCGCGAGTCGAGCATGGTGCCCGACGTCTCCTGGCTGATTTTCTCGGCCTTCATCCCTTCGCGCAGGATGAGCGGGCGCGACGCGCCGTCCGCGGTCGCGTGCATGTTCATCCAGGCGTCGCGGATGGCCTGCACGGTCTGATCGCTCATGGCACCGGGGTGCGTGATGGCGACCTTTCCCATGCTGCCCGTCTTGACGAGCGACGCATGGGCGGCCGACTCGTCGGCCGCCAGCTGCATCGTCCATCGGGCCGCTTCGAGCGGCGAGCGGTACCAGCAGGGGTTCAGGTGATCCGGGTAGCAGCCGATGTGGAGGATCTGATCCTGGGCGAGCACGGTCTGGCCGACGCGGTACTCGACGCCATCGTCGCGGATTTCGGCGCTCATGGCGTCCGCGGGCACCGGCTGAAGCTCGGCGACCGACCCGTCCGACCCGCGGCGGATCAGCGCGAGCCCGTTGCCGTGCATCAGCGCCGTCGAGGTCGTGTAGCGCCGGAACTCATAGCCCGACTGCCACCGGCTCGCGTCACGGTTCAGGAGCATGGCCACCGGGTGATCCGGCAGCTTCTGCCCGGCGTTGTCGTACACGTTGACCGTCAGGCGGGCGATATCGGCCGAAATCAGCTGCGTCGCCCGCAGGACCGCGGGAATCCCGTCGGCCGGTCCGGCCATGACAGGCTCTGGTCGCGTGTAGATCGCGACGCCTGACTTGAATCCGAAGAACCGTGAGAAGAGGCCCACGGTCGCATAGAACACAAGTGCCCAAAATCGTCAAGGCCAATTCCGGCAAACACGGACTATCCGAGCGGACAAGTTGATGCGCTCAATCCGGTGGCCGTGCGGACTTGGTGATGCTCCATGAGCAGCGCCGCCATGTTCCCCGCAACCACGGCGTCGGTGTTCCCCGAGCTGCGGCCCTTGACCGGCCGGATGTTGCCGACGTTGTCGGCGATCAAACGCACCGAGTTGAGCGCCGCCCGCAGCACCGGGTCGGGCTCGTAGTGCAGCTGCTTCGACTTCAGGAGGTCGCCCCAGAGCTTCCACGCCGGTGCCATCGTGCGGATCGACTGGTCTACCGGGACGATCGGCCAGCCCTTGTCTATCCAACGTTTGATGTCCTTCGCCTGGCTCGGGTGCGGGTCAACGCCGATCTTTCTAACCCCGAATTGGTGCATCAGGTTCTCAATTTCCGCCTCCACGATGGTCATATCGTGCCATTCGCCGGGCATCCGCCGGAGATGGCCCTGCTCGACCCACGCGCCGAGCGGCTGCTTACACCGCTTCTCGTCGCGCCCCATGTCGGTGCCTGCCCACCAGGAGACGTTTCGCGCCCGGATCACGCCGCCGTCCACGACCATCAGGCACAACGTCGTGAGGTCGAGCTGCGGCCCGTAGCCGCCGCGGGACAGGTCAAGCCCGATGACCGCCGGTGCGCCCTGGAGCCGGGTCCAGTCCGACGGCTGCATCTGCCGCTCGAGCACAGCGAGGTCGATGTCGGTCGTGGCGAGTTCGTGGTACCGGCAGGCGAGCTGCGTCTCGAACTCGGCGATCTGCGCCGGGTCGCCCGACTCGAGCATGGTCCGCGCCGAGAGCTCGAGCTGGCCGGGGTCGATGATGACATTGAGCGCCGGGTGCGCCTTCGGCCAGGCGGCCGGGTCCGATGCCTGGTCATCCTGCTCGAGGCCGTACAGCATCGGCCACCAGCCCGCTGGGTACGGGGTGCCGTCGGCGATGGCCCGCTCAAGGGCGTCCCAGTAGCCCCAGATGGGCCGCGTCTTCTGCTCGGGGTCGGGCGTCGTGATGGCGAGCAGCTGCGACGTCGGAAACTTGGCGAGGCCCGTCAGCAGGCGGCCGAACGCCTTCTCCATGCGGGCGACCTCATCGGCGATGACCATGCGGGTCGTGAGCCCGTCGAGCGCCTTGTCGGTGCATGGCAGCGAGATGTACCGATTGTTCCCGTGCTTCACGCGCCCAGGATGCGCCGGCGTCGAGCCGCCCGTCGATTTCCACTCGGAGACGCCGAGCGTCTCGGACATGACTGCCATGCGCTCGAAGGTCTTCTGCGCGAGCCGCGAATCCGGCGCGACGCTTGCGAACTCAAGCCGCGTCGAGCCGTCCCGCATAGCCGCCATGAGCAGGCTCGCCGCGAACTCGGTCTTCCCGTTGCCGCGGGCGACGGCCAAGAGCAGCGCCTTCGTCGCCGGCGTGTCAGACTTGCGGCCGTCCACCATGCGCCGCCTGGCGAGCAGGATCATGGCCACCATGCATTGCCACGGCATCCAGACGAGCGGCTGGCCCGCGCCAGCTTCCGCGCCCTGCCCGCACTTCAGCGCGAACGCTCTGGCGTCCTCGGCGAGCTGCTCGTCCCACCACACGCCGTGCTCGCCTGGCTTCGCCCGCTCGGCGAGGTACCGACGGCACGAATCGCGGATACGGGCGTTCGCCACGATCGACCCATCGACCACCGCACGGGCGTAGGCGTCCGCGGCGTCGGCGCATAAACCCGGCTTGCGCCGATGCTTGCGCCGCGTCTCGGTTTTGACGGTCCCTACGCCGCGGTGGCCCTGCCCATTTCCCCCCCTCGGGGGCGATGGGGGGGACCCATTATCCGATCGGGTCGCGGAACTGGGCGATTTTTTTGCCACAATCTTTCCCCTGCTCCGTTGCGGTTTTTATCGCATGGCATTGTCGGCAAAGGCTTTGCAAGTTCGACCATTCATCCGATCCACCCTTGTGAAGTGGCACAATGTGGTCGCATTCGAGCTCGGCGATTGCTCCACACTTGGCGCATTGGACATGCACCGCCTTGAACGCCTTGGCCGTTCTGCCCCATGACCCTGGTCGTGCATGCTGCATCGATTTGCCATGGTCGTATGCCTTGCCCAGGCCACCCTCGAACCTAAACCGTCGCATTCGCAATCCCGTTCACGGCGTCAATCATGCGCTCGGTGTCTTCTCGACGCCATACGACCAGCCAGGGCGAACGGTCCTGCCTGCACACCACGACAGGCACCTGGTCGGCCTTTGCGTCGCGTACGGCCTGCTGCATCCAGCGCTCGGCGAAGCCGCATGTCACGCTGGTAAACGCGAGGTAGTTGCGCCGCAGGATGCCCGGCAGATGATTCAGCCGGCAGTAGCACAGTTCGCCGGCGACGAGGAGCGCCGTGTCCTCGCTTCGCTTGACCCACCATGTAAGCCCTGCCTTGTAGTGCTTGACCTCCCAATGCACGGTGTATGGCCCGTTCATGGGCTCGATGTCGCCAGCGCCTTTGCCGTTGAACTGCTGCGTACGGTGGAACAGGACGCCGAGCAGCTGGCCGACGTCCTTCGCTGCTTCAAGCTCAGCCCGCTTGCCCTTGGTGCGTGACTGGGTCATGCGTCCACCCATTGCCCTTGACGCCACACTTGCGGAGGCGTAGCCGGTTCCCGATCATGCTTCGCGTCTGGGTTGCCGTACAGCAAGGCCCGAAGGTCGCTGATTTCCTGCGTCTGCCGAGCACTCGCCGCGGCGAGGTGCTTGTGCATGTAAAGCAATTCTTCGAGGTACGTCGCCACGACGCCTGGGAGGTGCTTGCGATTCACTTCAAGGAACGTGGTGATCTCATGGATGCGTCGTTGTTGGGCGCTCACGCTGCCACCCCCTTCAGCTTGTGCATGACCACCGCCCGGACGTCGCGAGCGCCTTCGAGGCTCGTCGTGATCCGGTGCAGGGTGTCGTATGGTGCGTTCCCGGTGCGAGCCCAATGCTCGCACAGAAGCCGCCAGCCCCATTGGGCGTCGGCCTCGGACAGGCCGTGCTCGCGCATCAGCCGGCGGGCGACCCGCAGCTGGGCGTCGGGGTCGCCCCGAGGGTCACGAACGCCGATCCGGGATCGGACCTCCCAGGAGAGATCCCACCCCCCCGCCGGTGCGGCGTCAGCCGCCCGGGGTTGGTTGGGATAGTTCTTGGAATAGTTAGTGGCTCTCTCTGACACCATTCCGGTGTCAGGCTGACACTTTGGTGGTGTCACGCTGACACCATGGTCGGTGTCAGCCTGAGCCATCACGAACCCGTAGGCGAGTCCTCGCTTGGTCCGTTTAGTCACGATTACCATCTTCCCGCGCAGGGTCTTCATCACCCGCTTCACGGTCGCAAGGGACAGCCCCGTCTTGACGGCGACATGCGCCTGGGACGGGAAGATTCGGTCGCCGTAGTCCAGGAGCGCCAGCGCGACGAGCTTCTCCATTGGGTCGAGGGAGTCGCCCATGCGCCAGACGTCACTCGGGTAGAGCTTCGCCATTAGAACGGCATCTCCTCGTCGCTCGTCACGGCGACAACGTCGGCGACCACTTCGCCATCGCGGTACGGCTTCAGCGTGACCTCGACCAGGACACCCGGCGAGATCGACACCTCCTCGAACGACGTAAACCATTCCGTTACGCCGTCTTGCGCTTCGAGCCCGACGCGGTAGTACGGCTTCCCGGCCTTGGACTCTTTGGCTTGGACTGCCGCAAGAACGCTGCGAACGCGGCGTAGGCCGCCTTCCTGCCCTTTAGGGGCGCTCGGAGCCTTCGGTGGGCTCGGCAGCCGCCGCGGCGCTTCGGACGCCTCCTGAGGCATCCTGGCGTCTTCTGCGGGCATCTCCTCGGCAAGGCTCGCCTCGGCACCGAGCAACGCGGTCGCCCACCCCATGACGCCCTTGAGCGCCCGGCCGGTGGCCCGCGTCTGCGCCATCATCTGGCGAGCGAAGTAGTCGCGCTTCGACCATTGCCGCTCATCCTCAAACACGCTGCCGATGCCGCGGCCGACGATCTCGCCCTGGTCGTAGACCACCGCGGTCGCCTCCCAGTAGCCGGGAAGGTGCTCGGTCGGCGGGACGTAGCGCAGCTGCTCGACGGCCGTCGTGTAGCCCAGGCTCGAACCGACCGCCTGCGCCCCGGCGACCATGAGGTAGCCCTTGTCGCCGATCCGCTTAATGTACGACTTCTTCACGGCGTGGGCCACCGCGGCCACCGCCTCCTCGTTGCGCTGCACCCGCTGCATCGGGGTCAGGTGGCCCGTCGAGACGGGCACGATCTCATGCTTCATCGGTCTTCTCCTATAGGCGCGGAATGCGCCGAGAGTGAGACTATCGACGGGACAGGCGCTTGTCCATCACTTTCGGCCTGGGACCGGAAATTTCTTTGCCCACGCCAGCAGCCGGCGGACGTACGACGGCGTCGCCCGGTTTAGCGCGGCCCGGCGCTGCTGGCATTTGTTGCAAGGCTTGATGCCGACCGCCTTGGTCGCACCGGCAATCACGTCGCCCAGGCCAGTTTGAGTCTCAATGCGGATGGCCGTTGGAGAAACGTGATACATGGGCGGATCTGTGCCATCACCTTTTCGAGGTTCCCGGCTTGGACATGTGTCGCAGTTCAGCGGGAGACCTCGAGAGCACGACGGGACGATGCCAACGACGTGCCAGCTCCGGCAGTTCGTGATCTCAATTTGTTTGCCGTCAATGGTGAGGTGCATTAGTTGATCGCAATGATGTCGCCGGATGTCTGGCAGAACACGCTGGTCGAACGGAACATGCCCTGGACGCATGGGATGAGCTGGCACTCCTCATCGTCGCAAGCACATACGTCGTATACGAACGGGTAGTTGTTGCAAGTCGTTTTGGGAGTGCACAGCCCGCACAATTGATTCCATCCTGGCACCAACAACAATCCCGTAATGGGATCGAACACGTCGTTCAGGGGGTAACCCAAGACCTCAATGCACGTCGGAACGTCGACGTTGAAGTCCGTATCAATGCAGATGCTCTGCGTTCCGGTATCAGGTTCGGCGACGCGAGCCATCATGTACCGGAGCCCGGCGCTGTATTCCGCCGGCGACAAAGTGTTCACGCCGATGGCCGCATTCGTGACGATGCCATACGGCGCAGGGCTGTAGGGTGCGAGCTTCTGGCAGGCGCAGGCCCGCCAGCGCTGGCTGCGCCCGGTCAAGATCACGCTGACGGTCAATGCCGGGACATTGATTTGAATGCGATCTACGAACAGGTAATCGCCCGTAGATGCTGGCGGGCGCACGTTCGGGCCGTCGCCACAGTCGAAGCATCCCTGGCGGTTTCCGAACCAGAACCATTGGTTCAGCCATTTGGCCGTGACGAGCGGGTTGAGTCTGTCCGTAATGCGGTCGGAGATGTCCTGCGCGTCCCCGCTGAACACGTTGATCGTGTAGTCGCAGACCGTCAGGCAGGTCGCCGGCAGGATGCCCCAGCCCGTGTTGATCGTGCAGTCGTTGATATTGGAGACCGAGACCTTCCCGAGGTACAGGGCCTCAATGGCCGCGAAGTCGGCCGGGTCGGTGATGTCCAGTCCCGCCGCCTGCGCGTAGCAGGCGCTGAAGACGATCTCGAGCGCGTCGGCGATGTAGTAGTCCCCGAAGACGTCCGTGAGCGAGTACTGGGTTTCGACGGTGTACGACTCGCTCGCGTCGACCTCGCTCGAGCACAGGCCGGGGATGCTCACGCAGGGGTTTGGGTACGGGTCATCGTCGCAGCATTGGAGCGCGTCGAAGCAGTCCGGGCACTCCGCATACTCCAGCACCGAGTACTCGTACCACGCCGTTGAGGCGATGGAAGCGAGCGGCGAGAGGATCGTGACGCCCGGCGGCGGGTCCCGCTGGTAGCACAGGCCGACGTCCTGCTCGAGAAGCTTAGCCATAGAGGCGTAGGTCTCGGGCCGATTCGTGTCGCAACGGAGGTTGTACGGGACCCCCCATTCATTGAAGCAGGCGGTTGCGTTACTCGAAATCCGCACAGGGTAGACCGTGCCGAATTGGTCTTTGTACTGGTAGCACTCGGCAATGGTGTCCTCGCACGGCGACGCCGGCGGGAGGATCACGGGGCCCTCCCCCGTCGACAAGTCCGCGATGCCGCCCGGCTCAATGTTGGCCTGAGACGGGTCGGGCCGACAGCAAGGATTTCCCCCCTTTGGAAACGATGCAATAAGGGTTCCGACGTTGGTCGGATACGTCGGTGACGGCGGCGGACAAGTTCCCAAATAGAAGTTCGTCAGCGTGAACGCACAGCCTTGGTACCCGATGACGTAACAGGTATTCGGATCAGGCGGCCAAGGAATGCCCAACGACTTAAGGTAGTACTCGCAGAACTCGATCCGCTCCACGCTCGACTCACAGCACGGCTCGCAACAGTACGAGCTAAACCATTCCGGGCAGATATCTGCCCACCAAATGGTGGTGCTCGGACCGCAGCAGCAGCGCCGCTTGCTCACTTCTTCGACCGACGGCAGTAGATGAACCCGGCGACCAGCCCGGTCACGCCGAGGAGAAGCCCGAACCAAAGGGAGCCGAGGAACGATTCAACGCTTGCGAGCATGGGAAGCCTTTCGAGGTGCGCGGCGAGCTGCGAAGCCGAGGCCGACCGAGCAGCCTGCGGCGAACGTGATGACCAGGAGCCCGAGGAGCCAGAGCGTGTATGCGTATGTGGGAAGCGTCATTTCCGACCTCTGATGTAATAGATCGCGCCGAAGATGGCCGCAGCAATGACGGCGATGGAGAGGTACTGAAGCGTCTGGTAGACGGGGTGCTGATCGTCGGACACGAACGCCACCTGCTGGTGCACCTCGGCCGCGGCGACCTCAATGGCCTCGAGGTCCGCCTGGGCCGCGTCGAGGTGCCGCTTCGCGCTGCCGGCGCGGCCGCGCACGGTGTTCGTCTCCTGGGCAATGATCGCCGTGGCCGACGCGCAGCCGGTGAGCGGGAGGATGACGGCGGCGGCCTTCATGCGCCGATCAGCCTAGAAGTGATTGCGGTGCAGATGACCTCGTATCCGTCGGTCGCGGTCGTGACGGTTGCCGGTGGGATGGCCACCTTCGTCAGGTGCGCCTGCCCTCCGCTGTCGTACATCGAGTACCTCGACATCACCAGTCCGGTCATCATCTGCCCGATGTCAACGACCGCGAGGTTGTAGGTGCTTCCGTTAGCAACCGCGTAGTCGTTTGCTGCCGCAGCAATCGCCGCACGATTTGCCGTCCACGTCACGCCACTGTCTGTAGTCGGGTGAGTGACCGTGAACACGAATGCGAGATTGTCAACAATTCCGCCGGTTGCGACCCACCGCGCACGGAAACGGTCGATGATCCGTTGCGCTGCGGCGGGCCATGTCGTGGTCGTTTCGGTGCCGTTGATTCCTGAGTTCAGGAACACGAGCACGCGACCAGTTCCACCACCAGCAACCTGACGCTCGCGCAATTCCTTCAGGTATGCGTCGAGCATCTTGTCGCAGTCCTCGATCTTCTCCGCGACCTGCGTAGTGGTCAAGCCGCCGAAATAGTTGAGGCAGCTGACGCTATATCCCTTGAAGTTCGGGCGGATCACGCTCTGCCAGAGACACGCGAACGGACCATTTGCCTGATCTGCGTTCGTCGCGCTGTTTGCGCCGTCCCAAGTGAAGCAGACGCGGTTTGGGTTGCCAGATGATGCGAGGGTGAACGACGAAACATCGAAAGCCTTCGTCGCATACCCGTATCCGCCGCCCGTCGAGGTAGTGGACGAGTCGCGCAGAAGTGCGCTCGTGGTTCCGAGGTAGAACGCATACGGCTTAAACGATCCAGCGGTCGGGAACGTGCCGTAGACGATCCGGTACTGGAGTGCGTGGCCTCCGGTTCCGGCCGTTCCGAATCCGAGTTCTGATCCAAACGCATTGAAGCCGCTCACCACTTGGTTGGACACGGCGATATAGTTGTTGAAACTACTGGTAAAACGCTGTCCGACTTCGACCACGGCAGGATTCGACATCCATCCTTGCGGGAAGATGCTCTTGTTGGTCGTGTCGTTGACGGTGTAGTTTGTGAAATTGAAGCCGAGCCAATTTCGCAGACCGACGATATCGGTGTCGGTTGACTGAATCATCTGCTTGTACGTCGTGCCGGTGTTGCTGCCTCCAGCGTTGGTGTTTGCATTCCAAGATTGAGCGACGCCGAGCGACCACAGGCCGTCGCCTCTGCTGTTTGCCGTAGTCAACTGGCTTGGATTCGTCGGCCCACCACTCATAAGCGGCGTGGCATACACAGGCACTCGCAGCCCGAATTGCATGACGCGGTTCCACGCGACGGTGTAGCCGTTGTCGCCAGGGAATCCAGCGTTGCTGTCGCCGATCACGACGATGTCGAGGGAGTCATCGCCGGACATTGCATCCAACAGCATCAAACCTGCTTTGGTGCTTCCGTAGGCATATGGTCCCGTCATCGTTGTAATAGCAGCGAGTTGTGCTCGACGTAGCATTGAGGTGTTCATGGGATATCCACTCCTGCGGTCCGGAAGGTGAAGTCGGTAACGTGAAGGTTGTCTGTGCTCGCGTTGTCGTCGAGGTACACGGTGAACGTGCCCCAGGCATTGTTCGGCCAGGTGGCCGTGGTGGCGCTGGGCGTCGTGATCGTTCCGTGGCCGTTGTTGGCGTTTACGAACGTGCCGTTAATGGTGCCCGTCGCCGTGCCGATGGTCCACTTGCCCTTTAGCGTGTAGCCGGTGCAGTTGAACGTCCCGTTTGTATCGGCGTTGCGGACGTACACCGTCAGGAAATGCAGCTCGCCCGGCCATATGACCAGGTTGACGATGGGAGTTTGGATCGTGACGTTCGGCATTACTCACCTTCCTCTTCGGTGCATCGGACCGGGTTCGGACGGTCGAAATACGGCCATGCGGTCCCGTCTAGGGCGTACACGACGTAGACATTCACCACGGCCGCGAGCGAGGTCGTAGGCCACGCAGAACCATTCCACACGCTGCCGACGGGCCCAATGGTGCTCGCCGGGGTCGTGATGTCCATGCCGTCCACGACGGTCGCCGTGTTGAAATACTCCCGCAGATTCAGGACCTCGAGGTAGTCGAAGCTCGAGCAGTTCGGCGCGGCAATTCCGCCGCCGGCAAGCGATGGCGGGTAGAACGCCTCGACCCGGTATTTCCATCGGTTTGCCGTGATGAGCGTGGCCTGCGACAGACTGCACAGCCCGAGCTTGGCGACGTTGCCGCCGACCACCAGCTGCCGGGCCCTGGCGAGCCCCTGCTGCGACGCCGATACCGTCCTCGAGGCGTCGGCCATGCCCTGCATGACGTGCCGATTCGCGCCCGCGTAGAGCCCCTTCGTGAAGATGGGCACTTGGTAGGCCATCAGGGAATCGCGGTCGGTACGGGTGCGGTCAGTTCCGCCAGCTGCGCGGCGGTGACGAGCGAGCTGAACGCTGCCGTCGAGGTGTACTTCTGGTACCAGAAGATCTCGTCGGCCTGGAGCACTTGGAAGGAGCCGTAAGTCGCGCCAGGCACCAGCACCGGCTGCCCGGTTGGGTTCGGTGCCGGGATCTGCTCGAGGTGGTACCACTCGTCGTGCAGGAAGGTATGGGTGATGCGGTAGTAGTTGTCGATCGGCGCAGCTTGGAAGCCGCGGTACAGGAGCGAGCCCTGCGGGTAGCCGATGAACGTGGCGTTGTTCCGCTTGCCGACGGTGCTGCTGTACGTCGAGTAGGCGGGCTCGGCCGACGGCGTCCCGCTCGGGAGGGTGCGATCCCACCACACTTCGACCGAGACAAGGGTCTGCGGGACCTCGTATTCGCGAGGGTTGCCGTTCAGATCGACCGCCGTGCCGGCGATGTCTGTAAAGCCCGACGGTGTTCCGTTCGTTGGCAGCGTCGCGCCCGATCGGTAGAGCGCAGCCTGGCGAATGCTCGTCGAGCGGGTCACGATGCAGAATTGGCCGGCCCCGTCCTGCAATGGGCCGCGGGTCGAATAGCGAATGGTCACACGCCAGGCATACGGCCGCTCGAGGAGCGGCACGACGGTCACCTCGCGGCTGACCAGCGTCTTGTGGTAGCCGTCATTTTCATGGATGAATGAATTCGGCCGCTGCCTCGGCTTGGACACAGCCGCCAGCATGGCGACATGCCCGGGAAACGGGTCGAGAGCGCTCGAAGGCGTCCAGGTGACCGTATAGACGGCCGTTAGGGAGCACTCGTTCGGGAACGCATCCAGCTGGTAGCTGCGGCTTTCCTTGAACTCATCGACGCTAAAGGTGCCCATTAGTTGTCCCTCGCCATCTTCTCAATGCCGCGGGCCGTCTTCTCGGCATAGGACATGCCCCTGGCCGATCCCATGCCGCCGGCGAGCCCCTGCCCGCTCAGGAAGTCCGATCCGAGCGGGTTGAAGAACCGTGCGATCGGATTAGCCACAGGGTTCGCAATCGGCCCGCCTCCCAGGACTCGGCCCGGATACTCGCGCAGCCGGTCGAACATCTCGGTGAAGAAGCTTTTGAAGTCCTCGGCTGCGGCCTGCGAGCCGGCCGGCGCAGCCATAAGCCGCTGCGTTTCCGACGAGATCGCCCGCTGTTTGACCTGTTCGATGGCCTGCATTTCCGACGCCATGACCGGGCCGAGCGCCATGCTTTGGCGCATCTTCGCCAGCTCGGTCTGCATTTGCGCGGCCCGAGCCTGCGGCGAGAACCGGGACGCGATTTCCTGTATTTCGAGGTTGCGTCGGTCGATCTGCTCGAGGACGTTCCGCATCATGGCGAGCGCCGAGGAAACCCCTTGGATTCCGGTCGCGATGGCCGTGGCTGCGGTCGCCTTGTTGATCTTGCCGAGCTGGCGATTGACGTCGTTGACGCCGCGCACGACGCCCGACGGGTCCACCTCGGCCCGGATAACGGCTTTCATCTCCTTAGCCATTGAGCGACCTCCCGAGCTCCTGGATGCCGCTTCGGACCCATGGGAGCAGTTCGTGGGCAGGCTTGCGCGTCATGGTGCAGGCGATGCAGGAAAGCAGCCACTCGCAACGCTCGAGCGTGGTGAACTCAGTCGCGGCGATGTTGCCCGGCATCGTCATTCGGGTGGCCTCGTCTCCGTTGCGCCAGCGCCGCCGTTCGGCGGCTGAGTAGGGCGCTTCTTCGTGACCTCCGAGAGCAGCCAGTCGGACAGTTCCGCCCGCAGCCGGCCCAGGTCGGTAGCGTCAGCCACGAACGCCGATCCGTCTTCGCATTGAAGGTTTGAAGCGAACCACCACCGATCCGCGCTTGCCCGTAGGTAGTCCTCCATGGTGGCCTCGCGGACGAGCACGACGCCGAGCTCGGGGTGCTCGACGCGCCGCGTCTTGGCAAAGAGATGGGTTAGGTCCCGCGGCATCAGGCTTCGTCCATGGACAGGGACCAAATGCCAGGGCCCGTTCCATCATCGGTGCGCGACGCACTCGTAATGTGACCCGTGATCGTGTAGCTGACCAACCCCTGATCTTGGTAGATCAACACGACGCTTCGGTTGACAGCATCTGCCAGGCTGGTCGGGTAGATGTGCGTCCGGAGGCTGTTGTCAGTCGAGCTGTCTTGGGCGAGCATCTCAAACGTCGCCGTCCTGCGAATGCGGCCTGGTGCCCGCTTCTCTCGGAAGTCTGTAATGGTTGTGACGTCGAGCGATGCGCGCTCAAACGACACGGACACGTTCCGCACCGGAAACGTTGTCGCGCCACCGCCGTTGAAATTGAGCGTTCCTGTTCCGCCGAATCCAATGATCGTTGCCATGGTTTAGCCTTCCCTCACTTGCATCGTGAGCGAGATGGTGATGGTTCTTTCGGCGTCCTGCTGCCCATCGTCGGGCGACTCGGCACCGGTTGCAAAGCTGATCGTTTCGACGCCGATGCGGCATGAGCTCGACGGCGTGGTCGGCGTGAAATTGGGGTTCGCGCTGAAGTACGCGCCGATGAAATCGGCGATAGTTGCGATCTCGAGCAGATTGTCGCCAATCACCGTGATGGTGGCCTCGACTGCCCAATGCCCCGAGAACGTGCCTGGATGGTGCTGCACGGGCGTACAGGTGCAGTCGTACACGGCGACAGGCGTCGGCGTTCCGGCCACTCGCATGGACGCATTGAGCGGCGGGACAGGAGCCGCCGATGCGCAAGCGGCGCTGGCGTAGTCCACGAACGACGTGAGCGCGTCGTAGTAGCTCATGCCAGCGCCTTTCGTGCTTCGACAATGATCTGCTCGGCAACGGCCTCGAACATGGCCTGCGCGGAACGGCGAGCCCACCGAAGCGAGCGGTACGAGCCGCGGACGCGCTTCCCGCTCGCCTTGTGTCTGAATCCGCCCTCGAGCAGATGCCAAATCTTCTGCCGATGGCGGGCCCGCTTGGCCGCGTAATCGACGCCGATCTCGAACATGAGTCGCGCACCGGGCCCCGCGCCCATGCGCCTCGGACCGTCGAGCTTGACGGCCGAGGCGATGGCGCGACGGTGGATGCCGGTTCCGTCGTAGTTGGCCGTGCGCCACACGGTCGCGAGGGTCTTGACGTATGGCTTCGTCGCCGTCCGGATGGCCCGCCGGCGCACGTTCTCGGCGACGCGGGCGGGCAGGCGCTCGAGCAGCCTGGCGGCCTCGACCTTGTTGACCGTGACCTTCACCTTGGTGCCGAGGCGGGCCCCGGCGGATGGGCCGCGAATCATGGCACCACCTCGGTGGCTTCGATCTCGAGGCGGCGCTGGCGGCCGTCGCGGTCCCAACAGCCTCGAAGGTTGAAATAGCGCGTCGTGCCGCGGTCCACCCACTTCAGCCGGCTGCGGGTCGTGACGTCAGGATGCCAGGCGGCGAGGATGCGCCAGTCGGTGCGGATGGCAGGCCCGCCGTCATCGACCACGTCGTTCGTCTGCATCTGCTCGGCGTGGCAGGAAATGACGGCGATGTCCGTCCAAGTCTCCGCTGCCTGGCCGAGAGAATCCGTCGTGACGCTGCGATTCTGCACCGTCATGGCGTAGCGCAGCATTCCGGACGGGACGTGGGCCATTAGCCAATTCCCTTCCCCATCATGGCCGAGATGCGGTCCCAGTAGTCACTCGACAGCGTCACCGTATCGTCGCCGCGGCTTGCGACGTGGTGCGTCACACGCTGGAGCAGCGCCATTTCGAGCAGCGGGTTGAGCGTGTTGCTGCCGCAGCTCACGGTCAGGACCAGCGGGTAGGACAGGTCGTCCTCGTCTAGGCTCGCGTACTGGAGCCCGTTGATCGTCACGAGCGTCAGCGTGATCGTGACCGAGTTGTCATCCACGCACGTCACGGCCGTGACCGGCTGCCGGGTGAGAAGTACCAGCTTCTCGGTGTTCGTCGGTTCGACGCCGACGTACTGCGTCCGGGTGACCGGATCGACCACCCATCCGGTGCGCTCTTCGAGCTCGCGAACGGCCGCCAGCCAAGCAATTTCGATGGCCGGATCATCCTCGGTATGAGGAATCCGCGCCCAGCTTCGGAACTTGGCAAGGTCGAGAGGCATCGTGCTCCTTCAAGCAGGGGCGTCGGGGGTGCAGCCCGACGCCCCTGCCGATGGGAGGAGAAGAACCGTCAGGCGTTAGTGACCTGGAGCTGCACGAGCGACTTCACGCGGGTGAAGGCCGAGTTCGCGAACGCCATGCCCTGGAAGATGACGCGCGCCGAGCTGGCAGCGGTGATTTCATCTCGAATCATCCCGACACCGCCCCACTCTCGCACCGAGAACCCGTCAGAAATGCGACCGAGGACCGCGATCGTGTTCTTGCCGGTGGTTGCCGTCGCGACGTGCGCCGGGAGGTACTCGGTGACGTAGACCGGGAGGCCCATGAGCGTGAACGGAGCCGCGCCGACGAGCGCCGCGTCAGCCGACGGAACGAAGATCGGCACACCGTTGACCACGATGCCCGCGATTGACGCATACACGTCCTGCGGGAGAATCCACGCCGCCGAGCCCCAGTACGCCGCCGGGAGCTTCTCGTAGCGCATCTTCGACAGGTTTGCGACCGTAGCCTTCGCAACCGCAAGGGCTCGGGTCGTTCCGGTCGACGTGTCGGACACGATATTCACGTTCGCGTTCACGGTGAAGATGCCCGTGGGCGAGTTCGTGCCGGTGCCGCCGACGTAGCCCCATTCGAGGTTCTTCGAGAGCTGGCGCTGGAGCGTGTCCATCACCTCGGCCTCGATGTCGAAATTGGCCTGCCGGATCAGCTGCTGGCTCACCTGGGTGAACGGGATGCACGGGACGGGCGCGATCGGCACCTCGGTGAATCCGGGGTCGATCGAGGTCCGCGCCGTGGTGCCCGTGTCAGGCTGCGTCCACGCCGAGGTGTAGCCAGCCGTCTCGAGGTTGTTGTAGCGCAGCGTCGGGTAGCCCTGGACGCCGGTGCGGATGTCCGCGAGGTTGCGGACCACCGTGTTCGCGTCGAGGTACTTCAGGATGCCGTCCTCGTACAGCTTCGGGATGAGGATGCTGCTCGAAGCGGTCGAGATGATTTCGCGCTGTTCCGGCGCACGGCCGCCCTTCAGGTAGCCGAGGAACTGCTCGCGGTACTCGGTCGAGGACCGCCAGTCTTCGGCCTTCTCGCGGTTCTCCTTGCCGACCTTTGCCAGCACGGTGTGGCTCGCGAACTTCTCGCGCAGCTCGGCCGCGGACCGCTTCTGGTTGAGCTCCTTGAGCTCGTCCATCAGCTCGGTGGCGCGGGCCTCCTGCTCGGCGCTGATCTCGTCGTGAGCGAGAATCCCGTTCACTTCCGCCTCAATCGCCTTACGGCGCTCAATGATTTCTGCCTGCTTCATAGCGTGATGCTCCGGTACCGCAGACGAAGCCGGGCGAGCGCCCGGCTGTAGGTGCGAGCTTCGGCGGCCGTCTGCGGGTACGCGCCGGATTCGACAATGGACACCTCGCGTAGATCAACGTCTACGAGGGTGCGCTCGGTGCCCTTCCAGGCGTCCGAGCGAACGATGAAACCGAACGACATTTCGGACAGGACGCCCGAATCGACCAGCGCGTAGACGTCCTTCGCCCGCTGCGTGTCGGGCAGCTCGACGTCGAACGCCAGCCCGCGTGTGTCACTC